TCTTCACCCAGCCAAAAAATACCTTCTTGATAGAGGTATTCCAGAAGAAAAATTCGAGGATCTTTATTACGCTGAATCATTTTGTACTTGGTCTAACGAACAGAGACCAACCTTCAAGCATATAACTAAGGATCACGCAAGAATAGTAATACCATTAATCGATACTAATGGTGAATGGTTTGGTTTCCAGGGTAGGGCTTTAAACCCAAAAGATAAACTCAGATACATAACAATTATGTTAGATGAGTCTAAGCCAAAAGTTTATGGTCTTAACAAGATAAATGCCAACCAAACCATCTACATCATTGAAGGACCGTTTGACTCCTTTTTCATTAAAAATTCCGTTGCGATGTGCGGTGCTGATGTTAATCTTCGGACGTATAATTGGAGCGATTGTGTTTACGTTTATGATAACGAACCTCGTAACACCGAAATCATCAACCGAATCTCCAACGCCATTGACCGAGGAGATAAGGTAGTGATTTGGCCACTCACGGTTCCTGAAAAGGACATAAACGATATGGTAATGGCTGGACGAAACGTAAAGTCTCTGATAGAATCAAATACATATCAAGGACTACAAGCAAAAGTAAAGTTAACTGAATGGAAAAAGGTATGACACCCAACCAAGAAATCAACGTAGTTAAGAGGTGTGGTGAGAGCACACCCCTTGACCTCGATAAGATTCATAAGATGGTACAATTCGCCTGTGAAGGACTCGCAGGTGTCTCTGAATCACAGGTAGAAATGAATGCGAACCTTCAATTCTTTGATGGTATCCAGACTGCTGACATACAAGAGATTCTAATTAGGTCTGCTAATGATCTGATCTCTCTTGACAATCCTAACTATCAGTTCGTTGCTGCTAGACTACTGTTGTTTGGTCTGAAGAAGGCTGTATATAATGGTGATCATCCAGACAAGAACCCTGTATTGTTAGAGCATGTTAAGCGATGTGTTGAAAGAGGGGTATATGATGGTAGTATTATAGAGAAGTACAGTGAGGAAGAGTGGGATGAATTAAATAGATTCATAGACCACGCTCGTGACTTCAACTTTACCTACGCTGGTATGCGTCAGGTAACTGACAAGTATCTTGTGCAAGACAGAAGCACTGGAGAGATATTTGAGACACCGCAGTACATGTATATCATGATCGCTGCTACCCTATTCCAAAATGACGACAAATTCTACAGGCTCGATTATGTCAGAAAGTACTACAACGCAATCTCAAAGCAACGAATCAACATCCCAACACCAATCATGGCGGGAGTTAGAACCCCCATTCGCCAGTTTGCAAGTTGTGTTTTGGTTGATATTGATGACACCCTCGATAGTATTTTTAGCTCTGATATGGCTATTGGCAAGTATGTCGCTCAGAGGGCAGGTATTGGTATTAACGCGGGTCGCATCAGGGGTATCAACAGCAAAATCAGAGGCGGCGAAGTTCAACACACAGGTGTTATTCCCTTCCTTAAAAAACTTGAGTCAACTGTCAGATGCTGTACTCAAAACGGCATCAGAGGAGGGTCAGCTACTGTCCACTTTCCTATCTGGCATCAAGAAATCCAAGACATCATCGTCCTCAAAAACAACAAAGGAACAGAAGACAACCGAGTCAGAAAACTAGACTACAGTATTCAATTCTCAAAACTATTCTATGAAAGGTTTATCCAAAACAAAGATATTTCTTTATTCAGCCCTAATGATGTTCCTGGTTTATATGATGCTTTCGGTACTCCAGAGTTTGACCAGTTATACACCCAGTATGAGGGGACGGACTCAGTTCCGAGATCAACTGTTAATGCACAAGAATTAATATTAGATTTACTTAAGGAGAGAGCAGAGACAGGACGTATCTATATCATGAATATAGATCACTGCAATGAGCACTCATCCTTTAAGGATAAGGTTAACATGAGTAACCTTTGTCAGGAGATAACTCTCCCTACAGATCCTATCCAACACATTGACAAGGAAGGTGAGATTGCATTGTGTATTCTCTCTGCTATCAACGTAGGTAAGATAACTAAACTTGATGAGTTAGATGAGTTATGTGAACTTGCTGTTAGAGGATTGGATGCACTGATAGATTATCAAACATACCCTGTAGATGCTGCTAAGAGGTCTACCCTTAATCGTAGGTCACTGGGTATAGGTTACATAGGTTTAGCACACTACCTTGCCAAGCAGGGTGTTAAGTATGATGATCCTAAAGCATGGCAATTGGTCCATGAGATGACTGAGAGATTCCAGTATGCTTTATTGAATACATCGAATCGTTTGGCTATGGAGAAAGGTCCATGTGGCTACTTTGGGAAGACCAAATATAGCGAAGGGGTACTACCAATTGATACATATAAGAAAGAGGTAGACGAAATTGTAAGCAATGACCTACTATGCGATTGGGATGTATTACGGGAGCACATACGGCAACACGGTCTTAGGCACTCAACACTGTCCGCACAAATGCCTTCGGAGAGCAGTTCCGTTGTGTCAAATGCAACAAACGGAATCGAACCACCTAGAGACTACTTGTCCATTAAAAAATCAAAGAAGGGGCCCCTTAAGCAGATTGTTCCATCCTACACCACTCTAAAGAATAACTATACTTTGCTATGGGACATGCCCAATAACACTGGGTATATCAATATCGTAGCAGTGATGCAGAAGTTTTTTGATCAAGCGATCAGTGGTAACTGGAGTTATAATCCAGAGAATTACCCTGACTCAGAGGTACCTGTATCAGTAATGGCACAGGATCTTTTGAATACCTACAAGTATGGGTGGAAGACTTCTTACTATCAGAATACATACGATGCTAAGAAGGATACAGATGAACCTAGTCATCCAATAGGATGGCATGATGAGCAGACAACTAACGTTGACAATCTCATTAATGAAATACTAACTACTGAGGAGGAAGCTTGTGACAGTTGCGCCGTCTAAAGAGATTCAAGGCATGACAGTGTTTAACTCTAAAGTAGTAGACACTACAAAACAATACATGTTTTTCGGTGCACCCCTAGGGGTCCAACGTTACGACAATTATAGGTATCCTACATTTGATAGGTTGACACAACAACAGTTAGGATATTTTTGGAGACCAGAGGAGGTCTCCTTACAAAAAGATAGAGGTGATTATGCACAGTTAAATGATCATCAGAAACATATCTTTACTAGCAATCTGAAGTATCAGATCATGTTAGACTCGGTGCAAGGTAGAGCACCTGGTATGGCCTTCATGCCATACTGCTCACTACCTGAGTTAGAAGCATGTATGCAAGTCTGGCAGTTTATGGAGATGGTTCATAGCAGATCATACACATACATCATTAAGAATATTTACTCTGATCCTTCTGAGGTTTTCGATACTATACTAGAAGATGATAAGATTATCTCAAGGTCAGAATCAGTTACACAAGCTTACGATTACTTTATTAACTATGCACAAGAATGGGGAGGAGGAAGTCAATGGACTTCTGGAGCAAGAGGCTCAGGATCAGTTGAGTGGACAAGAAAGGAACTCAAGAGGGCCCTTTACAGGGCTGTTGCCAATGTCAACATACTGGAGGGTATACGCTTTTACGTTTCTTTCGCTTGCAGTTTTGCCTTTGGTGAAAATAAACTCATGGAAGGATCGGCTAAAATCCTATCTCTCATAGCAAGAGATGAGTCACAACACCTTGTACTCACACAACAGATACTAAAAAATTGGAGTGAGGGTAAGGATGACCCAATGATGAAGGAGATTGCTAGAGAAGAGAAGGAAGTTGTAACAGAAATGTTTAGGAAATGTGTAGATGAAGAGAAGGCATGGGCAGAGCATCTCTTTAGGGATGGTAGTATGATTGGTCTTAATGATAGGTTACTATTTCAATACGTTGAATGGATTGCTAACCGTCGTATGAAGGCAGTAGGTTTGACACCTATATATGATCAACCACTGAGGAATAATCCTCTGCCTTGGACAGAGCATTGGCTCAATTCTAAGGGTCAACAAAACGCACCACAAGAAACGGAGATAGAAAGTTATGTCGTTGGAGGAATCAAACAAGATGTCACAGAGTCAACCTTCGCAGGATTCTCTCTTTGATGATGTTGATGCCAATTGGGAAAAGGTAATGGAGAATGCAGGGCAGGATGCTCTGCCATACAATGCCACTGAGATGTGGGAAATGGAACGTAAACTTTGGCAACAACGTCAGAGTGCACAGCTTGACGAACCATCCTACTAGGTTGTATAATAAATTTGTTGAGAGCTCAACATAGGGAGTGACTGAACAAACTTACTGGCATACTGCTGGTTAAGGTGATAAGACACAGGTGGTGCTGCTGACGCAGGTCAGAATCGACTTACCAGTCGGGTCTTAGGCAGAGGAGTTTTACTAACTGTAGTAATGCCCTCCTCTTATTGGTATACAGGAATCCAATCTCCCACACACCACACATTAAAGATCTGTAACAGGATGTACCTTAATGTTAGGGTCTCCTGTTATAAATAGCAATAGGTAACATTTGTTACCATTACGTTCACCTCATTAGAGGCGCAAGTAAGTCGCGGAACGGATCGTTCATCCCTTCGGGGACGAAAACGACTAAAGGAACGGACCTCAAAATCCAACTACTTTAGGAGAAAGGACAATGAAATTAGTTTACAGAGGAAAAGAGTACGACACAAGTGAGCGTGCTGAGTCAAAGGGATCTATTACACGCACCTATCGTGGTGTTAAGTATAGTAGATCACAGGGAAAAGGATGGCAGATGACACCCCATCAAGAAGTCTATCGTGGAATCAAATTCAACGTTGACTCAACTGGTAGGAAGTTAGTTGCCGCTTAGTGTTTAAACCGTGACTGTCCGAGTATGGAGACACACATATGTGTGTCTCTTTTTTTATGGTAAGATAAATATATGAAATT